CGGATTCTTTATACCACTCAAATACAAGTCGGAGCTGCCCGCCGATGGTCCGGCCCTCCTCTTGCGACAATTCTTTTATCTCTTCGTACACTTCCCGCGGTACGAGAATGCTTTTCCAACGTGTAGTGTCCATATGATATGCTCCGATCCTCACCGAGGTCTACGATATTATAGAAGAATATACAAGACCTTGAGGCCCATCGAAATCACTTTGCTTCGCCCCACGAGGGCCCGATCTCGATGTCGCATTGGGAGGGCACTTCGAGCGGAACGGCCTGGACCATAATTTCTGCGATCTCTTTAGCCTCGGCTTCACTCTTGACCGACATTGCGATTTCATCGTGGATTTGGATCAGCGGGAGCTTTCCTTTTTTGTACATATCCACCATTGCTTTCTTCGTCATGTCCGCAGCCGATGCTTGGATCAGCCGGTTGAGCGCCTTATAGGTATATGCTCTCTTGAGTCTGGTCGTAGGGCCGTAGGCATCGACCGCGTCTTTGAACGGCAGCGCCTTGGTCATCTCGAAGGTGTCCGGCTCCCATAGGTCGAACCGGCACTTACGTCCGAGTATGGAGCGCAGCGCACCTCCAGAGGCCTTATCGTTCAGCCGGTTCATAACGCCTGTCATCAGACCTTTCACGAACGGCACGCGGTTATGATATTGCTTTACAAGCGCCTTGGCTTCATCGACGGGGATGTCAAGTTGGTCCGATAGTCTATTAACGCCCATTCCGTAAATCAAACCAAGGTTAATGGTCTTGGCTTGCTTCCGGGCGATGTTTGCCATCTCGGCTACCATAGAGTGGAAGTCGGTCTCTGGGCGATTTCTGTATGCCGCGACAAAGTCTGCCGCGCCCTCTAACTCAAGACCTCTCGTCCTGCCGTAGACGTGGGCGTAATGGACCAAGATGCGCGGTTCTTGCTGCGAGAAGTCGATTGCAGCCCACTGTTCCCCTTCTTCTGGGAGGAACAGAGACCGGATCATGGGGCCCAGCTCAGGGTCGCGGGCCGGGATTTGCTGTAGGTTAGGATTAGACATGGAGATGCGGCCCGATACGGTTCCTCCCTGGTCGGATCGAATCTGGTTAATGTGCCCATGAATTCTACCGTCCACTCGGCAGTGTTTCATAATCGAATTGATAAACGTCCCCGATGTTTTGTTCAGGTTTCGGGCTTCGACGACAAGCTTCGCAAGCGGGTGCGGGTTTTCGTTGAGGAAAAGTTTGGTAAAGGAGGGCGATCCTTTTTCGGTCTTTGGGTATTGTATCCCTATTTCGTCGAAAGCTCTTGCGAGGGATTGTGCCGCCCAAATCTCGACGTTTCCGCCTGCGAGGTCTTTGATTTTCTTCAGGACCTCTTTCTCTCGTTTTAGGAGGCTATTCCGTGTTCTTTCTACCCGATCCGTATCGACCCGGACGCCGCGCATCGTCATGTCCACCAGGCAGGGCAGCAAGTCGAGTTCGAGGTTCGCGATGGGCCATAGGTCTTCTTTTCCGAGTTGGACGGAGAGGACGTTCCAAAGCTCCAGGGTGAGTTCTGCGTCGGCCTCGGCGTATGGCCCGACGAACATCGCGGGCATCTTCCACATCTCGGCTTTCGGGTCTACGCCAAATTCTCTGGCGGCTTCGATCAGGCCTTTTTCTGATTTCGTCTTGTTCAGGAGGTCATAAGACAGCGCGTTCAAGCTGTAGGAGAACCTGTTTTCGTCTAAAAGCGACGCAATGAGCATCGTGTCGATGATCCGACCATCGACTGTAAACCCCATCTGCCTGATCCATCCGAGATCGTATTGGGCGTTGTGCATGATTTTGTCTGCGGGGCATTCAAAGACTTTTTTGAGCCATCGGTTGACGATCTTCTCATCAAGGTTACCCCCACCGAAGTGACGGATAGGGACATAACCGGACCATCCGTCCACCGCGACGGCATAACCGACGACCTCTCCATCGCCTGTCGGCCAGCCTGGTCCGTTGGATTTCAGGTTGGGGTCGCGCGTTTCGACGTCGATAGCAATTTTCGTCGCCGACGTTATGTCCGGCAGCTCAAGCGGCGGAACCCACTCACTTTTTGGCGGGAACATCGCCATTTGTAGTCGGGCCATTGGCATCCTCAATGATTTGCTCCACGGGCCGTGAGTCGCGTTCTGCGATCTCTGCTCCGAGGGCCGTGTATCCAGCTTTATCGACCCATGAATCGTCGTGGTCGATAGTTTGTAGCAGTCGGCTTGTTTTAACCCAATCCATCATCAAGACGACATGCGCCGGGGTCAGGTCTCCATGTGTCTGCAAGGCCCCCTTGAGTATCACGTTCCAACCGTCCGCGATGCGTGCGTGATTTTGGTAGGCGTCTCCATAGTCTTTTGCTCGGTCGCCGTTTATTAGTTCCTTCGCCGCATCAAGCACCGCGTCTCTTTTCATCAAGCATCTCCTGTCGGGTTTAATGGATCGTCTGATTTAATGGACCTAACACAATCCAATCGTTGTCAGCTTCGGACCATTTTAATTTGAGACACGGGAGGTCCTGGTCTTTAATGAGGGGGTTCTCCCAATCCTCCTCCGTGATGAGTTCATCAGCCGGTTTTGATAGTGCCGCGCCGTATTCTTCTTCGACTTTTTTCAACATCTCGTTGTATTTTGTTATAGTAATCTTTGTCATAAGGCATAACTCCTCGACATGTCCTCGGCCTCGACAATAAACAGGTTCTGCTTAGTCCGAGTAACCGCGACATAAAAGACACGGTGCATGTCGTCCGGATGAATACGCATCGCGTTATCTGCCGCAGGGCTCAGGTCCGTGAATAATACAACATTATCCGCCTCGCCGCCCTTTGATCCGTGAATCGTGCTTGCGGTTATCCGAGGTATGCCGTTAAATTTCTCGCCTCGCCGCAGCAGGGCGGTGACATAGGCTCGGTCGGTCTCCGGCAACTTATCTAAGGCCTCGGACCAGATCAGATTCTTGTCGGCGAGCAACCCGTGCTTTTCTACCAACTCGTCGAAGGTGACGAGGTCGGTGTCTTCGACCGCAGGCAATTTCTTAAAGCCTCTCGTAACGCGGGTACCGACGGACATGTGTCGGTATATCGTCCGCGCCGTCTTTCCTGAGATTTCTTTTCCTTTACGAACTTGCTCCCAGCCGTTAACGGCTTCGCTGATCTTTTCGCTGACGGACCTGTGGCCACGGTAGGTAAACAGGTATCCACCGGACTTGAGGTCTGACGCAACGGGCTGGAGTTGGTATCCCGCCTGCGATAAAATCAACCAAGTTCCCTTCGTCATATCAAGTGAGTTGATGGTGTTGATACGCGACACCTTGCCCGGCTCATCTCGCGGCTCATACCGCTTAGGGAACCGTCTCCCGATGCGGCGCACGACATTTTCAGCGATTGTGTGAACGGACTTAGGGATTCGGTAGGATTGAGAAAGGGTCTCCGAGCCTCCTGGCAAGTTGATAAAATGATCGACGTCGGCCCCCGCCCAGCGATAGATAGCCTGATCGTCGTCGCCCGCGCAGTACATCCGGGTTGAGTTGCGGTCTAAGATATGCGCGATGTCCCATTGGAGGGGAGATAAATCTTGAGCCTCGTCCAGAAAGCAGAGGTCGAAAGAAGGGCAAAATTTATCCTCGCCTCTGGCGAAGTGTTCGAGCATGTCTGTAAAATCGTACAGCCCCATTTTTTCTTTGTATTCTCTCAGGCCCTTGTCCACATATTTGACCGTGTTCCAATCGTAGTCGAGCGTGCTGCTGTTGTATTGGCTTCGCAGGTCTGTTTTTCTGAGCCGAGCCAAATTTATTAAATTCAAGATTGGGTCGCTGTTGGCGTCTAAACTCGGAGTGTCATCATCAATCGACGTGGTCTTCTGACTGCCAAAGGTCACACCAATGGCGCGGCCCAGCTCTCGATAATGTTCGTCCTGCATTACCTGCTCCCTTCGGATATCCGTCATAGTGAGGGCCAGGCTGTGCAGAGTCCTAAAAAAAACCAAGTCTTTCTTTGGGTCAAGATGGAACCGGTCTGCCGCACGCTCCCTGGCTTCATTGGCGGCTTTTCTTGTAAAAGCTAGGAAAGCGATCCTCTCCGGCGGGGTCCCTTTACCGAGAGCCTCATCAACCATGTTGAGCAGGGTTGTGGTCTTCCCTGTCCCGGGGGGCCCAAATATCCTAAACATTATTCCGCCTCTAAAATCCTTACGATCTGACGGATTCTCTCCCGTGAAAGGTCCATCCTCCGTCCTATCGCAGCGAGGGTCATACCGGTGAGATACATCTTATATATCTTCTGGTTTCTCGTGTGGTGGTTTGAATCGTTCAAAATGGGGCCTCCCTATTACTTCCGAACTGTCGCGCGTCGAGGTCTACCTCTGCGTTATCAAACGCGGGGATTTTCCAGACTCGGACAGATCGTCCTTTAATCTTTAAGACAACACTCTCCCCGTTAATATCCCGTAGTCGCTGGGCGATCCGATGGGATTTGTATTCAAAGAACTTATTCTTTTTGAGGTAGTTCTCAAAATCCTTTAGCCTAAAGAAGGTTATTCCATTCTCTTCGTCTGTCCACGGTCGGCGGAGCAGGATTTCCTCTTTGTCCTGCGCCTGCTGTAGATGACGACAGAACTCTTCCAGGTAGTCATAAAATTGCCCGCTTGTGCTGGCATCCTGAGCCACTTCGATGATCGCGCTCTCATTGTCTTTCATTTCATTCAGCAGGGTGCTGATACGACTTTCCCATTGCGGTTTAGCCACGGAGCGGGGCATTAAGTTTAACTGCTCCATGCAGTTTTTTTGAAACATAGTCTGGTTCATCAGGCTATCTGTGTCCATTTCCAGCGGTTCCCCGTTTACATCCATGAACCAGACGGGGGGCGTGGAGTTGTATTTTCGTAGGTTCGCTATAGCTGCTCCCGCCACAGCGGCCCCTACGCCAAATTTTCTTGTGCGACAGAGGTCCTTGTTGCAATGAGCATTGATCGGCGCATCGCTACATTTATAAGCGTAGTCTTTGCGCTCCATCTGTTTGGCGACTATATTTACTTCGGCGAGGGGCAGGGGCGGCGACAGGCATTCCATGTTGTATCGGAGTATCTCGGATTCCCAGCTATCTGGAAAAGCTTTTCGCAGATACACCCCGATGTTGAATAAGCCGTTGTTTCTGCCCCCTTCGCTGATGCCGGACTTGCAAAGTATCTGAAGGCATGGGGGCCCATCTTTTAATATATCGGTCTCGCCGCTGTCCACGACCTGTAACTTTACGACTTCCTCTGGGGTCTGTGCGTATTTATCGTAAATACTAAAAAACTCCTCCAGCGAGGCAGAGGTGCCGTCGTCTAGAAAAGCGTAACGGAGCCCGTTCTCATGGTCGAAATAGGGTAGATTTAGGAAGTTTCCTACGTCGCCTCTGTCGAGGTGTAGTTTGATTTGCTTCGGGAATATCTCGGACTCGCCAAAGCCGAGGGCCGCGGACATGTGTTGCAAGGCCCGCTGCATGTCCTTTGCCGACAGCCAATCCGTAGAAAAGAGAAAGCAGTGCGCTCCACCGGACTTCGAGCGACAAACAACCAGGGGTAGCTTTAGGCGTCTGATCTTTTCAAGCAGCAGCTTGTGGTCGAAGGGGTATTGGTCGATGTCTATGCAGCCCCACTTGCACATGTTCTTTTCGTTGATGGGGATGATTCCGAGGCCGCTACCCTTGCCGGATAGATGGTTCTCCCAAAGTTTCGCGGTCCGAGGTTCGCGTAAAACTCCAGCCTTTCCCCGAGCTTTTCCGTTAGCACCGGTATTCTCTATCTTAAAATATCCGTATGCTTCTTTCAGGCCGTCAAAGATGGCCTCGAATTTATCGACTGACATATGTTGTCCTCACACGGAAAACGGCGGGGCAACGAGCCCCGCCGCCGACGATTATCAGAACGGTGTGCTTCCACCGCTAGTTTCGTCGTCCGCATGTTTTACAACAACATCACCCGCTGTGATGCTGTCGGCGAAGCCCTTTGAACGAGTGTACAAAGAAGCCTCTTGGATGGGTCCCTCGCATGACATTTCCCACCCGTGCCACGACCCTTTGGAGTTTTCTTCCGAGATCGTTTTGAGGTGATAGACATGTGAGAATCGGGGCGGCGTGAAGGGACCGTTTTTCCCCGACATGGACCGAGAGGCCATCATACTATTCCACTTACGCGACTTTTTAAGCTGCGTAGATTTCATAGCAATAAGTGCCGTCTCCAAAGACCCGTCTGCATTGATGAGTACGACGAAGTGCTGATGCGTTTCTTCTATGTATTCTCCGCTTCCGTCCACAACGTAGTCCTTGTTGTCTTCGGAAGACCGCTCAGTTTTTGGACGTGCCTGTCCCGGCTCGTAAATTGCCGTTGGTGCACCTGTTCCGCTGCCGCGCGGAACCCACTGAATGAATCTACGCTGGTAAGCGCAAGGGACCACTCGTATCCCTTCCTTACCTTTGTAGACCGACCCAGTGACAGTGTTGTAAATGTCACCTTTACGAGCCGTCTCGTTTTCATCAAGCACCGGGTCGTTGCCTGATAATACTTTCAAGAATGGTAGCGCCAAATCCTCTTGGCCCATATTGTCCATTCCGCGTCCCGCGTCCTCCTCAAAGATTGATGGATCGAAGGCTGAGACGTCTTTCTTGCCTGCTTTTTCTACTTGTTTGTCCGTCACTTGTTTGTTCCTTTAATAACTGCGCGTTGACCCACCCAGGCTCCGAATAATTCCATAGGAAATTCCTCTCCCGCCTCAACTCGCTCTCGGATAAAACCCCGTAGCGTCTGAGAATGGATTTCGGTTTTCAGGTCGGGGGTAAATCCTTGCTGCTGTGCAAAAGCGGCAAAGGACCCTGCTTGCTCGTCCTCACCACGCCCAAACTGGCACGCGACTGTGTTTTTAATAATGTCGTCGTATCCGTTATCTCGTAGCCAATCGTAAGCGGTGGG